GCAGGTGAAGGACTCCCCAGTGGAAACACAGGCATCCCCGCAGCCTAAAGAACTTACTATTTCAAAGGATGTAGCAGTCCAGAAAACTGGCAAGAAAAAATCAGAAGCCCCAAAGGTAAGTAAGAATTCTGAAACTGGAGAGATTACTATCTCTTAAACCCACCACCTACACAGACCTAACCTTTTTTTATTATGCCTGAAGCTATTACTATCAAGGAAGATCAAGTCGAAGCACTATCTCCTGAGAACAAAGAACAATTAGAACAGTTAGATAAGACAGAACTAAAGGATAGTCCTGCTGATCTTTCTACTGAACAACCACAAGAAGAAAGAAAACTAGCTGGTAAGTTTGATTCAACTGAAGCACTGGAGAAAGCTTACGAGGAATTACAGCAGAAGTTAAGTGGCAAAGAAGAAACTCCTCAACAAGAATCAACTGAAGATCAACCTCAATCAGCCAAGGAAATCTATGGTGATTACATAGGTGAACGCTTTGAAGAGGCAGGTATTGAATACGTTGAGATGAATGAGTACTTCCAAAAGGAAGGAACCTTAAGTGATAAACACTTTGAAGAATTAGATAAAGCAGGATTCACTAAGGATGTTGTTGAGTCCTATCTTGCTGGCATTCAACAAAAGAGTGCAGTAACAGAACAACAGATCTATGACATCAAAGAACAATATGGTGGAGATACTGGCTATGCAAACATGATGGAGTGGGCTGGTCAAACTTTATCTGATGCAGAGAAG